AGTTAACAATGTCTCCATAGTTAATTGATTAGCGTCTTTTAGCAGGTCCCAATTGTGTAAGAGGTTAGCCTTTACACCCTTGAAGAGTTTTTCGAGTTTTCCTGCGTAGCAAACCGACTCACACACACTGGTTGCACCAGGGCACGAGTAAGCCTTTCCAGCAGGTAAACCAAAAGTGTTTGCGATTGCGGCTTGCTTTCCATTTTTTGTGACAAGGTTAGCCACCTTTCTATCATTTGATCGTTTTAGTTTAAGTGTATTAGTAGTCAAGTCCAAGGCTCATTTCTAGTGCGATATCTTCATTATAGTGTGCGGACATATCTTCTAGTAAGCAATGAGTGCATTTTTCTTCATATGCGTCAACGGAATTTTCTTTACATTCAGGGCAGGTTGTTGCGTAGTATTCATCTAGCATTTCATCGTTTTCATATGTCATAGTGGGTCTCCCTTATATTTCTTTAATTGTATCAGTTCGGACTGACATTTCCTACGATTGTAGGCTTTCTTTGAAGGCACGGCAGAGGCAGCATTGCTACGGCGTAATTCCATAAGCCTGCGTAATTCCTCATTTGTTTTCTTCATATAGTAATACTAACACACATCTAACAAAAATGTCAAATCTAGATTGTGTGATTAAAATCACAAAAAATTTTTCGCCCAGGATCTGGGAAATAAAAAACCCCGTCGTAAAGAAATTTTATTATGGTTACTGGTGAGTATACTAAAGTTATCCACAGGTTATCCCCAGACACACCCGACCGCGACGTCAAAAATTGCAGGTTTTATTCTGCAATCTTTTTTTTATTTATTCTTTTTCGATTTCATCTAACAATTCCCATAGTATTGGTTCTAATTCTTTAGCAACCAAATCTAATTTTTCTTGTAGTGTTTTCATTACTGAACCAACCCTTCAAACCATTGAGAAAATCCACCTGTGAAAAATACTTCTTCACCTTGAGAATTAGTGAGTGTTGCGGTTACTGATTCAGTTTCATCATTAACCTCAAGAATCTCTTTAACGAGATAGTTTTTATCGTTGGAGATAAATAATTTTCCAACAGTAATTTTATTTATTATTGATAGTGACATTAGTTTTCTACTTTCTTTAGTTCGTGATTATTATTAAGGGGGCGACTGTTATTAGAGAACATAGCCTCAATAACTGCCTTATCTTTTATTGATTGAGCAATTCTTTTTTCTTGTTGCTCTTTAAGAATTCTGTTATAGGTATCCATTAGTCAAAGTATCCAAATTCTCCTATACAAGAACCACAGATACCTGAGAATTCTTGTTCGTGTTTTTCGCAATAAGCGACTTTCTTTTTTTCATTAGTGTTAGTCATTTTTGACCTAACCTTTCTTAGTGAGAGTTTCTCACTTTCTTTATACTGAAAGTCTATCACGCAGGACTGACAAATAGCCAGCGTGTCGTGTGGTCTGACTAGTCAAAGATTTGTGATAAGCGTCACAAGAGTTATCCACAGGTTGTGCACAGACACGCCCGAGAGCGACGTCGATTTTTTATGCGGGGAAGTGCATAAAAATTATTCTTCTTGTTCTATAAAAACATACAACGGAATTAAATCAGTATAACTATACTGCGTTATTTCTTTTTCACCAAATTCATTTTCGGTTTGTATGTCATAGTTATCACCAGTAGAATCGCTTTCAATAAAAATAATTTCAACAATGTCATCTCCTATTTTTATTAAATCACCCAACATTAGTTGATCTGGCATTAAATTATCTGCGTGTATTAAATCCATAGCAATCATTGTATCAGACATTTTCTTCCTCATCTTCATAGTTATCTACTGGGTCAATAAACCAAGATAGGTGGTGTTGCTCTACAATAGCCCTTGCTGGGGCGTGGCTCATTCCCTTATAGAATACGCCTTCAGGCATAGCAATAAATCGGTCATAGTCCTCATCATAGTATGCGTCAATAGCCTCTATGCAAGGTTGCACCATAGATAGCGGAACGGGCGGGTAATGATTACCCTGTAAGTGATACGCTAACTGTGTTTCTAAATCTAACACGCTATCTGCTAATCCAATTGCTGTTATGCTTCCCATTATTTTATTTCCTCAATTTCTGCGACATAGACATCGCTTCTGTTTATTCCTGTTTTTAGTTTATAGTCAAAGACATCTATTGCCTCATCATAGTTATCTGCCTCAATAGTTATGAAGGTGTCAAAAGAATAGTGTGGCATTACTTTCCACCAACCTTTCCATCACGATAAAAAATCTTAGTCACCATTTTGCCTGACGGCTCTGAGAAATTGTAGGTTGCGTATTCGTTAGCGAATCCCCAATCCACAATTTTATTCCACTCTGATACTGCGCTAATTGCGTCTGAATAACGACCAACCCAATGAGGGGCGGTATCACTATCATAGGTAGCGGTTATTGAGTATGAGTATTCGTTCATTAGTTATCCTCCTTAGTGATAAATAATTGGTGGGGATTACAATCGCAAGACTCTGTATCAAAGTCCTCACCCTGCGCCCAATAGTGCCAACCTTGACCAAAACACATTTGGCAATTTTCTATTTCTGTGTATAGTGTTTTCATTACTCCCATTTTAGTTTTCTACCTTTACTGCTACTGTGCGACATACGACTTTTCCAAAATTACTAGGGCGCACTTCCACTAGATAACTTTCGCAACCCTGATACCATACGGCTTTAGGGTGTATCTCTGCTGAGATAATTTCTCCCGTAAGTGTTCGGGAGCGATACTGTTTTCCTACAAGTAGGTTTTCTATTGTATAGACATTTGCTGACATTTGCCAACCTCTTTCTTTTTTGTTGATAATTCTATCCTATCACAGGGGGCTGACATTTTCGGTTAGACACGCCGTAGAAAGATAGACTTTCTTTTATTTATTTTTTTTCTTACTGTGTAAGTCTAGCCTATTAGACATAAATTATCAAGTTACTAGCGAGTAAGTCCAAATAGTGAGACGCTTAGCCTATGTGATAAATCTCACAAAAGCAAGCCTGTGGATAAACCTGTGGACGACACGCCCGACCCCGACGTCCGAAAAATTTAAATGTGGAGCAGTTTTAAATCTTGCTCAGGATTTTTTATTTTATTTTTTAAGTCGTTCAGTTCGCAAAGCAACTTGAAGTCTGCGAATTTCTTTTTGTTGTTGAATATTTTGTTTCCAAAATAAACCCATTACTGTTAGAGATCCAGTTAAAGCAATTACAATTGCGATTAGCGTTCCATTATCCAAAATCATTACACACCCGCCAATTCTTTATAGCAAGCAATAGCAAATCTGTTTGCGTCAAATCTTGGATTATCAGTTTCAAACATTAGAGAAAATTCATCTACCAAATCAGCAAATAAAATTTCTCCTTGCTCATCAAAAACAGATGTGGCAAAATAATTGCTAAGAATTTCGGCAACCTTTACATAGTCTTTACGAGTCATCATTATTCTGCCACCTTTAGAATTGCGTATGAGCCACGGGCATTAATTTCCTCAAGAGCAGGCTTAAGTGCTGGCGCAATTAATTCCTTTAGCATAGACTCTAAGAGAGTGATTTGTGAGATTTCGTCAAGCATTAGAAAGCGTTGAGCGATTGGGTGTGTTTCGTCAAATTCTGTAACGAAATTTAGAGAGTGATTTACTTTTACCATTTTTATTTATTTCCTATTCTTTAGTTTGATTTTGAAGGTGTAAGAGTGCCACGAAGTGTGCCACTTATTCCGAGAGTATCGCAAGCAACCTTGACAGATACGCCAACAGGTAATTGTGTTGGATAAGTTGAGATGAATTGAGCAACCGCACCCTTAGAAGGCATAGCGATTTTTTTGGTAGAACCATTAAAGGTTTCTAGTGTTATAGTGTAAGTCATTTTTAGACTTCCTTTCGTTTTGTTGATAAGACTATCTTACCATTGGGGTCTGACATTTCGGCTACTTATTTGCTAAGGCTCACTGTGATTTGTATCACATTTATTTGCTTAGGCTCATTAGCCGATTTGTCCTTTATTTAGTTTTTCTTATGTAGTAAGACTACCAGACTAGGGGCGAAAAGTCAAGGCGACACGCCGTATTTTAAATGTGATTCGCATCACACGGGACGTCCCAAAAATCGCAGAGTTTTATTTCTGCGATCTTGGTTTTTATTTATTTGTTTTTTTTGTATAAGAAATCCCAAGCCTTACGGCATAGGATAATTGACTTACAGTTATCGCAACAGATAACTCCGTGAGGGTTTAACTCAAGGTCATAGATGTCTATGCTAGTGCTAACCGCACCGCATACTGATTTAATTGGTACTAGTGTACTCATTTAGTATAACTACCTTTCTTTATTGCCTCATCTAGCATTTTTGCTAAATCAGGGTGAATTCCTAATGCTGGACTTTCCCAGTAGGTTTCTAATTCTAATTTTTCTACGAAATCTTTCATTGAGATTAACGCTCCCAACTTCTAGTAGTAGCATACACGACACTCTTGCGAGGTGTGTACTCAATTTCTTCTAGATTAGTTTCTAGAATTGTGCCTCTAAGGGCTAAGAGGTCTAAGTAATTGTTAGCCTCAATTTCTGAGTTAAAAATAACTCCTAAGCAAGTGCTAAACTCTTTCATTAGAGGGTAAGCAGGATTAGTATTGTACTCAATACGATAGGATAATTTAAATCCTTTTTCTTTAGTGTTAGTCATTTTTTGACCTAACCTTTCTTTTTTGTTAAATAACCTTTATTTAACTTTCTTTATACTAGAAGTATAGCAGGGGGGTCTGACATTTTAGGGTGTTTTTCGGGCGTGTCGGAAAAGTATTTTTGTGATAAGCATCACATAGGTTATCCACAAGTTATCCACAGGCGACGTCCCATTTTTTTTTGCAGGGAATTAAATTTATTCTTTTACGAATAAATAAAATCCACTTACTAAACAGATCATAGAAAACCAGAATAGTGCATTACCACTTACAAAAAATGTTTCATAGAAATTCATTATGAATAAATTCTTTCTCCGTAGTATTCGTCAAATTCTTTTATGGTCATTAGACCTTTATACTCATTACAGAAACCACAAAACTTGGTTTCGCTAGAATAGACTTTTTCACAAAAGCAACAAATTAGTTTAGTCATTATTTTGACACTTTCCAATCTGTCCACATAGGTAGACGCTCAGGGTCAGTATCGTTATACCAACGCTCAATGTTATTTTCGCAAACTTCACAAAAAGTGAATTGCTCATCTGCTACATCTGAGATAGCAGGCTTATTAGGGGTGTGTTCTACACACACTGTGTTTATTACATTTGAATTCATTTGAATTCCTTTCTAGTTCAATCACCTTGATTGACTTTCTTTATACTGTAAGTGTAGCACCTACCACTGACAAATGGTAGGGTATAAAAGGTATAAATCGGACATTGTGATATAGGTCATATGTGATGTACGCCACACGGGACGTGCTATATAGGGGGGGTCTATATAGGGTGGTCTATATAGGGGGGGTATGTATACAGGGGGTGATCTATAGACGTCCGCTGTGATGCATATCACACACGACACGCCGTGCTAGGACTTGACTTTTGGGGGTAAGTATGTTATTATACTAGTATAAGAAAAATTAAATAGAGTTAAAAAGGTTAATGAGCCTATCAAATAAGCGAACATCTGTTCGATGAGCATAGCAAATAAGTAACCTAAATCACATATCCCACGCTCCACATAGTGAGACTACTGGTCAGTATACTAGACAGTAGGGGAAATGTCTGATAGTATTACTACTATAAAAATTAAATAAAAAAGTTTGAGCCTTTAGGGTGAGCCTCTAGAAATAGAGCAAATAAATCTAAAGCAAATAAAACTTAGCCCCTATTAACTAAAAAAGAAAGGTGGTCAAAAATGACTACATTAAGTAACTACTCTAACATTGAGGTAGGAGATACCATTACCCTACCTACATCTATGAACCTTGTTAAATCAGGGGTAATTGTAAAAATTAGAAAGTGGAATGGTAGCGCAATGCGTGTTATCTGTTCTAATGGTGCTATTTTTGAGTTAAATAAGCACAATCGTGATTTTGTCCTAACTAGAGAGGATAACTAACTATGAGCCTATCCCTTATTGTCCTAGCCTTGTCAGTGCTATGCACTATAATAGTACTAATCCCTACTATGTTAGATAAGAGTGAATTCTAATGCACTTATTCCTATGCTCACAATGTAGCACCCTCGCAATCATTACCCAAAAAGGTAAACAAATAACAATCAACCCCTGCAAATGCACTAAAGAAAAGAGATAAATAAATGAACACAATGACCTGCCAAGTAATTAACTGTGAATCAACAGAGTTAGTTTATAGTGGAACAGATGCCTTTATGTTAGGTATCAACACAGAAACCTATTGCTATAAGTGCGCTAATGCTTATGCACAAATAGATAGAGTTATGTCTAAGGTACGCCAAGATTACCTAGACTCACTCACCCCTGTATCAACCCTCACTACATCAGACTAAAGGAGACAAATGTTAGATTTTTTTACAACACCATTTGAGTGGTTTGCTAATGTAGTTCAGTACTCACTTATTTTTATGGCTATTATGATGCTAGTGCTAACAATCGGTGCGGTAGTTGCAATTCCTTTAGGTCTAAAACTTTTAGGTGTTGCATTTGCTAAAACTATTGTAGTAGAAACTAGCAAGGTAGTTAGAGATTTAGGTATCACTAGCATTGACCTCAAGCAAGCAAAAGACACTCAAAAAATGAAAACCTATCTAGATCGCAAGGTGGTACCCATACTAAGCAAAATTAGTTAGGCAGGGGTGTAGTGCCTAAACAATTAGGTCGGTGTAGGTATCGGCTTAGTTGTTTAGCATTTCACTACTAACAAATAAAACAAAGAGAGATAGTCAGCCAAAAATATGTGCTCACTATCTTTTTTTGTTTTTATTTTTTAATTACTGTATCATACATCTGGATAAAATATTCAGATTTATGGTAAAATAGTTTTATGGGAATATTGGATAATCTAGAAAACTCCTGGGAGTTAGAAGTACCAGAACCTCCTCAATTCGAATCATCCCCTATGGTAGAAACAGACGCTATGGGCAGAGAGAAGTTTTGGGAAGACCTAGGTAGGCCAGAATATGAAAACTTGGCTGTAAAATTATTTTCAGAAACCTGTTGCACAGATTGTAGTTGCAAAAATGGATAGCGATCAACAGCAATTAACTCCAGAACAAGCACAAACAATTTTATTATTTCAGATTGAGCAAAAATTAAGGTTTGTTATTGCAAAGCAAGTTGAAAATAAATTTCACGGTATGTATCATAACGCATCACACGATATAGCACAATTTATTCGGAATATGGCTTAATATAAAAATTAAAAAAGAATGGCATAGTAAATCTACGTTGATCTTCAGTCTCATCAGTTCCAACAAACCCAACATTATGATTCATTGATCCACAAAACACAATTAAATCATTTTTCTTTGGTTTAATTTTAATGTCGTAATCTGGAAAACCAATTTCTCCACCAATATAATCATCATTGATATAAACCAAAGCACTAATAGGAATCCAGGTTTCTGTTGGATCTGGTGCATCTGTATGATCAGACAGCCTTGCAGACTGGTTCCAACGAATAAGTTCTAAAGGTCTTGACCATTCTAGTTCTGCATCATATCCTAAATTTGGAAAGTAAGAGTTTAATATTTGGTCAACAACCTTTTTCTGTGAACTAAGTAAAATGTTTTTTATTTCATAATCAACAATTTCAAAATTTGGAGCAGTTTCAACTTCTGCATCGTTTAGTGTTTCTAAAAAATAAATTTCTTTTTGATTAAGAGGACCTTTTGAGTATAAAAAATCGTATAGTTTATCTATATCTGATTTTTCAATAAAGTCGGGGTACACCTGAATAAAGTCTTTATTAAGCACTGAACACTCCATTAGCCTTAAGAGCGTTATAGATCTCGTTGTTCATCATACGAAGGTTTGGACGCTGTTGAGTAATCCATTGTTCAATTTGCTCAACTTGCTCTTGTCCTTGTTGTGCTGCAAGTCGTCTATTTGCATTTTCTACAGCATCACACATAATTGTTAAAATTTCTTCACGACGATTTTTTTGTTCTTCATTTTCAAATACAAAGTCGTTTGGATCAAATTGTCCAGTTGTCATATTTTTCTCTTTCTCTCTAGGATAACCATTATATCACCACTTCCCTATTGGGCACTTGGCTTGTTTGAGTGTTGACTTTAATTTCATAAAACATCCACATTTTGTACATCTCATTGTATGTTTTCTAAATGCAGGACAAGCATTGCATATTTTTAGGCGGGACTCAATTAACTCTTTATCGCTTCTTGGCTGAGAAGGATCAAACAAATCAAAGAATGTAACATCATCACTCATTTCCAATCAACCTCCTGGTCATATGTAACAGAATACTCTCCACCAAAAATTTCAGCATATGAAATTATATCATTACTAAACCTTGTAACCGTGTTTAAGCCTACTTTGTCACATAGATACTTAACACCATTGGTCAAAGGTTCAAAAGCCATCTCCTGGTCTTCTAGGGCCTTATTTAGGGTATCTATGTATCGTGCCTTACCGTATCTCTTAGATGTAAATGATTGTTCTATATAGTCAAATCTTGCTTGAATATCTCTATCCCGTGCAATGTCCGAATTGTCTGTAATGTACTTTACTGCATCATGATTCATCCGTGCAGACCAGTTTCGCATGTTATCGCTGTATTTTTCCATATTGCGTAATGTAGAATCAGCGAAAGCCATGCGTATAAGGTCTTGTTCGGAGGTTTGAACCTCTGTTGCAAAACTAATCAAAAAAGCGGTTGCATATGGAAACTTGTCGCTATATGTCGTTACTCCGAAGTGTACATTCGGATTGAAAGACTTACTTGACATACCGTCTCGAATTAAACGCATATGATTGCCAAGAGAAACAAACTCTTCTCGATTCATATCGCAATCGACGAACAAACAATCTTCTGGATTTATCCCGTCGGCGAGACACAAAATGTTTTTATCATATGAACCTACTATTTTCGAACCGTTAAAACGCTCTATTAATTTTGCGGACATAAAACCATCCATGTCAGGAGATATAATTAAATTCCGAGAATGCTCCAGTGTTGTGAGTATGTCTGTTTTCATTTTGTTAAAATACCCCTTATAATAATACAGTTATGACAATTCAAGACTGGGCCTCGCTAATCGTAGCCATCCTAACAATTGTATCATCTATCGCATTTGGAATCAAGTGGTTGGTGAAACATTATCTCGTCGAACTTAAACCGAATTCTGGATCCAGTCTCAGAGATGCCGTCAATAGGCTAGAATCGGCTTTAGATGAACAAAGAGTTGATTCAATTAAATCCAGAAATCGTCAAGAAGAAAAGTTAGACGAGATGTATAAAATTTTAATTGATCATATTGCTAACGCTAAAAAATAATTTGCTATATACTATATATAAAGATATATTTAAATAATCCTAATTCAGGATACTCTTTTCTCTTATATATATTTAAGTATACACCATTGCAATCCTGGCATAAAAGACTTATTATAACAAAACGGACATTCTCTATTATAACAATTTTATAACTTTTAATATCTTTGGTTTTTTATGTCCTTTTTGTCCTTTATGGTATAATTTATTAACTGATACCTAGGTTTGTCTCTCATACCCACCTATCTAGGTATCAGTCTTATTTTATGGTATAATCAAGATTATGAATACATGTGGTCCAGAAGTTTTTGGTGCAGATCCTGCAAGAGTCAAATGGAATATTGTTAGAGGAGATACCTCTCCGCTTCGTGTTGAATTTTTAGAAGATGACGAAGTAACATATTTTGATATATCTGATTGGACCTTTGAGGCTACCACTTATGATCCTCAGTCTGATGTTCTTGATTCCCTGGAAGTTTCACGTGGAACAGGATATGTTGATATTATGGCTCCAGCATCTATTACTGCATTATGGGGTACTGGATTTAAATCAGTTGTCACTGAATTAACTTTTGACCTTCAGGTAACTATTGATGAAGAAACTATTTGGACACCTCTGATTGGAACTATCTCTGTACTTGGAGATGTTACAGGTAGCCTATAATGGCAATAGTAAAAGTTACAACTCCAAGACCTGAGTTGCCACCAATAATTAAAATCAAAGATAAAATCTTTAAAGTAAACAAATAAAATAGTGAGATAATGTTTCTATGGCTGCTTCTAAATCTATGGACTTTCCTGGTGCAAAAAAATCTTCGTATGCTGCACAAGTAGAGCAGAGCCAGGCAACTGGATTACCAGACAACACTTTATCTTTTCTCCCAGTACCTGGACCAGTAGGACCACAGGGACCAGCAGGTAAAGATGGAAAAGATGGCAAAGAAGGACCACAGGGGCCAGAAGGAAAAGCGGGACCAAAAGGCTTACAAGGTCCAGCAGGCAAAGACGGACTAAGTTCTTTATCCTCTTCAGGACAGCAAGCAGGATGGGCATCATACATAAATGATAATCCAACAAATATAAGGCTTGGAGCAACAAGAGGTATTGATGGTTGGGTAAATCTCTACATGTCTTCTGAAAAAAACAATGAAAAATTTTTACCGAAGGGCGCTGTAAGTATGTGGAATTCTCATTCCAGAATGTTGAATTTTAAAGGACTTGCTATTGGTTCTCAAGTATTTGTTACATATAACATTGAATTAACAACATTTACCTCAAATACAGAGGTTTGGCTAAGAACTTTTTTCCCAGCGCATAAACAAGAAATAGCACAACTGGTTGGATCTTTTAAATATCAGAATACATATGATATATCTGTAACCCAGCAGTTATTTATTGAAAATCAACAAATTTGGGGCAACGGAGGAGTTCCACAAATCAGAACAGACTTTGATGCATCTGTAATCTTCAAATCTGTCTACGTCAGCGTGGTATAATAAAACTATGGCATTTCCAGGAACACTTAATATAAACTACTATAAGGGCGACACCTATGAGTTTAATATCTACCCTAAAAAATCTACTGATGGAAGCGCATTTGATTTGACTTCATTTATTGGGCCAGACCTAGACTCTGGAACTAGTGGAACACAAACTGCAATATTTAAATTTTCAACAGCAAGAGGTTCTGCAGGACTTTCAAATCAGCATCAATGTTATGCAACAATTTCTGATAATGGATCTTATATTAAATGTGCCATTAGGCCAGCAGACGGTGCAGTTATGACAGCAGGAACAGACTATGTATACGATGTTCAAATTCAGAAAAGTGCAACCCCTTATCCTTTGGTTTATACACTTCTTACTGGAGTAATTACAGTAACAGATCAGGTAACTACAAATACACCATGACAAATCCAATTTTAGCAGTAGATGATTTAACCGTATTGGGCGGACCAACAACAGTAAATGTTGAGGTTGATTTTGGACCAGAGGGTCCTAGAGGAAGTATGATTTATACTGGACTAGGAAATCCTAATGATAATACTCCAGATGGAGATGTTCAGTTGTTAGATTTATATATTAATATTGATCCACAAGACCCAGATAAAGAGTATAGATTTGTGTATCAATACCAAGCCTACGCTGGTTCAAATACCTGGAGAGCGATTATGAAATTGCTCCCAAACATATACTCAAATAACTATAATAGGACATTTGATTCAAATGGAGAGACAACGATCAACATTCCAGTTGTAAGTATTACTGGATCTTCAAGCCTTTCTTCTACACTTTCTTCTGATCAATTTAATGTGCAGTACTCAATCCTTAACTCAGAATCAAAGGTTATTGCATCAAATATATCCGTAAGAGCAATTTTTACAGACGGAGACATTGTTTCCCTGCCAATTGACATTAAAGCATTAGAATTTGATGGAGAAACCTGGACACCAGTTCAAGGATTAAGGTCAGTTCATTTACTTATTAATGTGGTATAATTTTAGCGGAGGGTTTCATGGCTGAAGATATTGGACCAGTTTATACTACTAAAATTCCCGCACTTTCTGAGGCAGCGGACATACAGGCAGCCCTAAAACTATATCATTATGGAACTACAGATGTTCCAACTTTAGAGTCTGAAGTTATCCCTACATCAGTTGCGGGGTATATAAAGTCATTAGAAGATGCACTCGAAACATTAGATGAAAGAGAAGTTGCAAGAGGAATTGGTCAGTCTTTTCAAGATTCAGAGCCAACTTCTCCAGTAGATAACTATATATGGGTAAAGTCAGATTCATCACCAACAGCAATTGCAGAGTTGCCAACATCTAGATATCAATCATCACAACCAACAGAAAATTTAACCCCAGGATTGCTTTGGGTTGATTCTGATTCATTTCCATTAACTATGTACGTTTATTCAGGAACCGTTTGGAGAGAACTTTTCGCATGACAAAAAAAGAAGAACTTCACTCTGTTGTAATTAAAGAAAGAGCAATTGCTAAACTTGTAGCCCTTGGACTTACAGAAGAAGAACTAAGAGAGTTGGGGTTAACATCAGATGGCAACAATTAGTTCTAATGGAAAAGTTGCATATATTTATGACACACAAACAGATACTTGGTATCCAGTAGCAGGAACAACTAACACTTCTGCAAATTATCAATGGACAGGCACACATTCTTTTGGATCTAATCCAGTTACATTTGATCAGGTTGTAAGAGCAAAAGCAGGCGTAAACAATTTTCAAAATCCAACAGCAAGAGATGCAGTAATTACATCTCCATCTGATGGAATTGTTTGTTTTGTTAGACAGACTGATGCAGGAACTCAAATTAATCAAGTTCAATATTATTATAACGGTTTGTGGAGATCAGTAACAGACTCTGCAGACATATCTTCAAAAGTTGCAGACTACACACTTGCATTATCTGATGCGGGAAAAACAATTACAGTTAACTCAGCATCCAACCTAACAATAACCATTCCATTAAACAGTCTTGTTGCTTTTGCTTCTGGACAAAGACTAGATGTTATTAGAATTGGAACTGGAGAGGTTTCAATTGCAGGAACTGCTGGAGTTACAATAAATAGCAAAAACTCAAACAAAAGAATTTCATCACAATACTCTGGCGCCACATTAATAAAAATAGATACAAACACTTGGGTCTTAATCGGCGACTTGAAGGCTTAAGGGGTAAAAAGTGCTAACTATCCTAGGCTTTTTTGGGAAGGGTATGAGAGTTTTATCATCTTTTTTAGGTGTAGATAAAACATTAGCACAGACACAAATAGTTTCAGAAGGATTTACAGTAGGAACAGTCACTCAGAGCGATTCAACAAATTCGGCAGATGAAGCAGACCATAATAAGGTAATATCACAATCGCCAGTATCTGGATCACTTTTAGATTATGAGTCATTAGTAAATATTACTTGGAGAAATTTTAGTTTTACACCAGCACCATACTCATTTACGCCAGGTCCATACTCATTTACTCCTTTTGCTTTTACACCGTACTCGTTTACACCGTACTCGTTTACGCCGTACTCGTTTACGCCTTACTCATTTACACCACCACCGCAAGAAAAATATTATTCATACGCATATTGTCAAAATGGTAGTCCAAATGGATATACAGCAGCACTTCTGTCTCTTAGTGGGTATACATCAGTTACCGAGGCATGTGACGCAACTTACTATGCTTTAATTCCATACGGCATATCTCATTGGCAATGTGTTGAAGGAACACAATTTGGTCCTGACCTAGTTCAACAATATAATACAAATGGAACTTGTATTCCTCCAACAACTGGAACAGTTCCAAATGTTGTAGGATTAAGTCTTAACTTGGCACTAGCCGTAATTGTTGAAGAAGGATTCCAAAATGCACCAAACCAGCAGTACTCTTCAGTAGGAGCAACCCAACAAAACGATGGAGATGTAAAGTCACAGAATCCAGCAGCAGGAACAGTTGCTCCATTGAGCACAAACGTTCAACTTGTTATTTATAATTGGAACGGAGTGTATTCCTTTACACCGTACTCATTTACTCCATACACCTTTACACCATATGCCTTTACACCTTTTGCCTTTACACCATATGCCTTTACACCATATGCCTTTACACCTTACTCATTTACTCCTTTATCAACTGGCAATGGATGTTCTGGAGCGAAACCTTATCCTTATTGTGTTTGCCTTTCAGACACACCAGGTACTTCATGGACATGCTAATAAAAATAGGCTATAGAAATTAATCTACAGCCTATCTTTATTAGTTGATATTACTTAGGAAATTTAGTCATCCAAAATTTAGTTCTTGGAGTAATGCCTTTCCATGAGGACCAGTCTTCTCCGCCCTTAGTCATATAGTATGCTATTTCCGCATTTTTGACGGGATTGAACAATTCAGCATTTGATTCAAGATCAAACTTGGTTCTACGATCAGGACCAAGGGAATCAATCATATTAATTTGGAACATACCATAAGATGAGTCTCCAGTCTTATGATTGCCATTAAAAGCCAATGGTCGGCCATTAGACTCTTTTTTAGCCACTGCCCAAGCGACTACAAGGTCTTGACCTTTGAAGCCTACTAATGAAAGCAGTTCTTTTAGTTCTAGATCAGTCAGAGAAACCTTATTCTCAAAACTCTCTAGTTTTTTAGCCTTAGAAACCAAAAAAACCTCTTTCGAGGCGGTATCTGCTGTCTGAGACTTTTCTATGCTCAAGTTGTTTTTCGTATCAAGATCTATTGAGGCATTAGCAGAGTTTGAAAAAACAGTTACTAATGCTACAATACTGAGTGTGCTAATGATCTCTTTGTTTCTTTCGATAAATTTAATCATAGTTTCCTCCTTAGAAAACAATAACACCTTTTTAGGTGTCTAAACCAAGTATAACATAGATTTTGGCACAAAGTCAAGTTTAGATAGTGGTATAATAAAGATACTATGGCAATAACACCTGGAGATTTTCCATTAAATTACCCGCTTGCAAGCGATCCCGTAAACGTACACGGAGATATTAGATATTTGGCAGAAGATGTTAGAGATGCATTATCAGGACTAGATTTATCAGTAATTCAAATTAGAGTAAAAAATACTAGTTCAGAGTCATTACCTGCAGGTACTCCAGTTTATGCAACAGGATTTAATGTGGTAACAACAATAGCAAAATCTTTACCATCAACAACTTCACCAATCCTTGGCTTACTAAAACAAGCCTTGGCAGTTGGTTCTGAAGGAGTCGTTGTGGTTGCTGGAGTTTTATCTGGAATAAATACTTCTGGTTTTGGTGATCCAGCAATCCTAGCAGGAGAAATTTTATACGTTGGTTCAGGTGGAGGACTTTCTACAACACAGTCAGGCGGAGCAGTTGGAGTAATTGCAAAAAAGGCTGTAGAAGGTGTTGTTATTGTTGAAGCAAAAGGTAACGGAACTTGGGGGGCACTTAAGGCTGGATTAGCCTAATAGTGATATAATAAAATAATGGCAACTTTAAGAAATTCAGGATCATCATACGACATTGGAAATGCTCCACCAACAGTTATTTGGACTGTAGTTCGTGGAGATACTTCTGGTTTTAAGGTTTATGTAACAGATGATGCCAAAGAGCCTTTGATTTTAAAGGGAGAGGGATCAGAGTGGGACATTGCTATGAAAATCAAGAGACCCAACTCAACCCCTGGAGTAATTACAGATGATGCAACGCTTGTCTTGTCTTTAACTCCCGTCGCAGATGAGGACGACTTAGTTGGAGAATTTACAGTTTGGCTTACAGCAGAAGAATCAGTGCAACTTGAAACAGGAGACATCTTTGATATTCAGGTATCAGACCCAACAAGAGTATGGACAGTTTGCCAGGGTAGCATGAAGATTCTTGAAGATGTAACAGATTAATGGCTACAGCATTAATAACAGATGAATTAAATAGCAAAACAAAGAAAATTTTCCTTGTAGATTATCCAGCAAAAGTTGTAGTTAAAGAGATTCTTCCGTTTAGAGTTAAGTTTACAGCCATTCAAATTCAGGCTATTGGTTTGGGAAATACCCCCGCAATTCCGCTACAGGTTATTGGCTACAGCAACTATATTCTTTAATAGTCTTGTTAAAAGGGATGATATAATTGCCACATGGCAAAGATATCAATTACAGGAGTTAAAGATCTATTTCAAACAGGAGATAGGCCTACTCAAGAAAATTATGAAGATTTAATTGATACCGCATCAGCCCAAGCAACAGATTTGGGTTCTTATGGTAACAATGAAAATACAATCAATGGCATTGAGAACGTAACTGTTATTGATTCCTTTGACGCAACTGTTTGGCGTATGGTCAAGTATATTATTTCAATATCCAAGACTGCTGCAGGGGACAATAAGTTCTTTGCAACCGAACTAACAATTCTTGTTGACGGTACAAATGTATCAGTCAGCGAGTATGGAACAATCGACAATGATGGGAATATTGGCACCGTTAATGTCTCTCGCACTGGAAATACCGTGGCTTTAACAGTCACTCCAGATCCTGCGATCAAGCCAGTCACAGTTCGTTTTGCACGAATTGGACTTAAGGCATAACTAAGGAGATAAAAAATGGCAACAGTAAATAAAGACTTTAAAATTAAGCAAGGACTGATTGTTGAAGGTACAACAGCAACCGTTAACGGAAATCAAGTTCTTACAGAAACAGCATCAGATACTTACATTCTGAACCTTATCGGTGGAGAAACATTAGTCAAATCCGTATCAAACGAATTTGATGTTTCAGCAGGTGGAGAACTTTCAATTGATCGTGCTACAGTAGATGCTTATTATGATGCAGCAGGAACAGCAGCATCACAAGCAGGGTCAGTAGCATCAGATCTTTCCGATCATGAAAATGCTACAGAAGCACACGGTGCAACTGGTGCGGTAGTTGGAACAACCAACACACAAACATTAACAAACAAGACTATTGGAGATACACTTAACTTCACTGGCGCAGGAGCAATGACAATCAATTCTGATTCTCATATCGTTCTTACTCCAGCAGCAGGTTCTTCTGTTAAGTGGGGTGCAGACATCCTTGCAACACAGGGTTATGCAGATCAAGCAGAAGCAGATGCAATTTCAACTGCAGCAGCAGATGCAACTACTAAGGCAAATGCTGCACAAACAGCAGCAGAAGCAACTGCTTCAGCAGATGCAACTTCAAAGGCTAACGCAGCCCTTGCTTCAGCAAATACTTACACAGATGAAGCAGTAGCAGATCTTGTAGATTCTGCACCAGAACTACTAAACACACTTAACGAATTAGCACAAGCACTTGGTGATTCTCCAGATACAATTTCTAACCTAACAACATTGGTTGGAACAAAGGCTGACACATCATATGTTAACTCAGAAATTTCTGATCTTGACACAGCAGCACAGGGATACGCTTCAGCAGCACAAACTGCAGCAGAAGCAACAGCCTCAGCAGATGCTACTTCAAAGGCTAACGCCGCTCAATCAGCAGCAGAAGCAAACGCAGCACTTGATGCAACCTCAAAGGCCAACGCTGCACAGGCTGCAGCAATTGCTCACGCAGATGCACTTGATACAGACGATGTAGCAGAAGGCTCAGTAAACGAGTACTTCACAGATGCTCGTGCTAAGACTTCAGCAGCAGATCTTTTGACTGGTGCTTCACTTACAAACATTACAATTACAGGTACAGGTGCAGGACTTACTATTACCGCAGAAAACGGTGTAGCAGATTCTGATACTGACGATCTTGTAGAAGGTACAACAAACAAGTACTTCACAGATGTTCGTGCAGTAGACGCTCTTGAAGCAGTTGTTCCAAACTTCACAGCAGTTGAGATTAACTCAGTTGCAAAGGAAGTTGCAGCAACAGCAACAATCGCAACTGCAGGAACAGCAACAGCACTTTCATGGGCTAAGGCAGACTACAAGACTGCAAAGGCTATCGTAAAGTTTGCAACAGCAACAGACTCAGAAGTTTCAGAGATTCTTTTAACTCTTGACTCATCTGACAATGTAGCAATTACTGAGTACGCAGAAATAGGAACAAACGGTGCTATGGGTACAGTAACAGCAACAGTTGTTGGCGGGGACGTAAGAATAAACGTAACCACACTTAACAATGCTACAACAGTAATTGTTAAAGCAACACTATTAGCATAAGCATTAAAAAATAAAAATAGTTGGAAGAAGGAGTAGTAAATGGCAACAGTCGATAAAGACTTTAAGGTCAAGAATGGACTACAGGTCGCAGGATCTGGTAGTTTTGGAGGGACCTTAACAGTAGCAAGCCCAACAGAGGCTACACATGTTGCTACTAAGGGATATGTAGATTCTCTAGCAGGAATGGCTGTATCATCAACTGCTCCCTCTTCACCAACTAATGGAAAACAGTGGTTAGATACCACAACAAACAGAATTAATTTTTATTATAATGGAGCCTGGTATACCCAAGCAACTATTGATGATACAAATAATTTACCACAGCATATTCACGATACCGCAATTGATGGAACTGGTTTCATAGTATCCCAGTTCTATGAAGGTGGATCATTCAATAGCCCATTGGGTGTAGGTTTGGATGCAGGTGGCCCCTCTACAACAGAGTGGACAGTTGTATTTGATGGCGGTAGCGCAACAGATAACTTCAATTAAAAATTGATGTTATAATAAGATAAGTAAATGGGCAGAACCCATAAGGAGAAGATAAAATGGCAACAAGAATGCAACAGCGCAGAGGAACTGCACAGCAATGGACTGACGCAGACCCAGTTTTAGCAGCAGGAGAAATTGGATTTGAGACAGACACCAACCAGTTCAAAATCGGCGATGGTGTCAATCCTTGGGGAGACCTATCTTACTTCAAGAATCTAGAAGACCTTGGTGGCTCTCTAGATGATTATATTTTGTTAACAGCCAGATCAGCACCTAATGGTGTCGCACCACTTGATGCCGACGGTGAAATTCCATTAGGCTTTTTGGCCAAACTGGTTGACGGAGCAGACTCAAGTATTAACACTCTAAGAGAAATTGGAGATGTAGTAGAACTTAATACTGAGCATAGAGAAGCATCATCAAATGTTCACGGAATTTCAAATACAGCAGACCTTGCTACAAAGAACTATGCTGATACAGCAGTTTCAACACATCACTCAGACACATTAGAGGTTCATGGAATTGCAAACACAGCAAACCTTGAAACAACATCTGGAGCACAGACAAAAGTAGATACAGCAGTTTCAACCCACAACTCAGACACAACAGATGTACACGGAATTGTAAATACTGCAAACCTAGCATTGCTAACAGATGTTTCAGGTTCAGTTTCACTTCACAACTCAGATACAACAGATGTTCATGGAATTCAAGACACAACAGCACTTGCAACAAAAAATTACGCAGATGGCGCTGTAACAACTCACAACTCAGATACAACAGATATTCACGGAATTTCTAACACAGCAAACCTTGTATACTCTGCAGATCTTTCTGGACACGCAGACGACACAACATCAATTCACGGAATTTCTAACACAGCAAACCTAGCATATCTTACAAACATTACTGACCACAACTCAGATACAACAGATGTTCATGGAATTGCAGATACATCGGCTCTTGCAACAACCACAGCAACAAATTCAGCAATTAGCACAGCAGTTACAAATCACACTGCAGTTACAACAGATGTGCACGGTATTGCTGACACAGCAAATCTTGTAACATTGGCAGGTACTCAAACTCTTACAAATAAGACAATTACTTCTCCTTCAGGGCTTGTAAAAGCAGATGTAGGACTTGGAAATGTTGATAATACTTCAGATGCTGATAAGCCAGTATCAACAGCAACTACATCGGCAATCGCAACAGCAAAGTCTGAAGCAATTGCAGATGCAACATCTCAAGTAAATGCACTTCTAACAGGAGCACCAGAAGCACTCAATACACTTGATGAACTTGCTGCAGCACTTGGAGATGACGCTAACTTTGCAGCATCAGTAACAACAAATCTTGGATTAAAGGTAGATTCTTTAACACCAATTTCACAGAAGACAGCATCATACACACTTTCATCACTAACTGAAAGAGATGATCTAATTGAAATGGGTTCAGCATCAGCACTAACTCTTACAATCCCAACCAATGCTACAGTTGCTTACCCAGTAGGAACATCTTTGGATATTCTTCAAACAGGCGCAGGACAGGTAACAATTGCTGGAGCAGCAGGAGTTACAGTTAATGCAACACCAGGTCTCAAGTTGAGAACTCAGTGGTCATCTGCAACTCTTTTCAAGAGAGCAGAAAACACTTGGGTTGTCTTCGGCGACTTGACAGCGTAATACAAAATTCAATAAGAAATTAGGAGATACAAATGGCAGCAGGTAAAAAGATAGGTAAGAAATCCCAAGCGTCTAATGACTTTTTGGAGCCTCTAGCCCCAACAGAAGTTACCGCAACAGATGTTGGAACTGGACGAGCATTTAACAATGGAGCAGTGACTGTTTCATTTACTTTACCTGCGCTTTCTCCTGCTGCTACATCCTACACAGTAACAGCAAGCACTGGCCAAACAGCAACTGGAGCATCGTCTCCATTGACTGTAACTGGAATTGCTTCTGCTGCTACACCAACATTTACAGTAACAGCAACAAACGCTGCAGGAACATCACAAGCATCCGCAGCATCAGCAGCGGTAACTGTAACAACTGTACCAGCAACTCCAGGAGCGCCAACAGCGTCAACTAATGCTAACTTAGCATCAGATACAGTTTCTTGGACAGCACCTGCAACAGGTGGCAAGGCTATCTCTGGATACACATGGTCTTCTTCTGATGGCAAGTCTGGAACAACAGCATCTACTTCAGTAGTTGTTGCACAGGAGCAGGGAACTGCACAGACATACAATGTTTATGCAACCAATGCTAATGGAAACTCACTTACATCTGCAAACTCAGGATCAGTAACTACATTCTCATTCACCCCGTTTGCATTTACCCCGTTTGCATTTACGCCATATACGTTTACACCATATTCGTTTACGCCTTTTGCATTTACACCATATGCGTTTACGCCATATTCGTTTACGCCTTTTGCATTTACACCATATGCATTTACACCATATGCGTTTACGCCTTTTGCATTTACACCATATACGTTTACGCCATATTCGTTTGTTCCGTTTTCGTTTACACCATATGCGTTTACACCAGCATATTCATTTACACCATATGCTTTTACACCATATGCTTTTACCCCAGCAGGCGGTTGTCGTGGCTCTAAGCCATACCCATACTGTATCTGCCAAGGAAGTATTTGGGCTTGCTAATTTCTGATATACTATAAGTATAAAATAGAAAGAGGCTAGTCAATGGAAGTTGAGTATAATGAAAGTTCATATGCTTTCCTTGTTGAAAATGAAGTATTTTATATTTTCCATGCAATTGCAGTAGAAGACTCTATTGCTGCTGGATATAAAGAAGGGTTTAATAATAACCCAATAGGCATAGATCTAGAATATTATCCACTTGCTATGCGTGGAGATATTTGGACGGGATCTACATTTTCTTATAATCCAGAAGAAAAAGTATTGGCATATGATGGAACATCTATGAATAGATCAGCATTGCCAGCACTAGATACATCTCAATTTTCAAGATATGGATTTATATCAAATAATAGATTATTTTTTGCTATGGTTTTTCCAAAAGGAACAGAACAAGAACTTATGTGGAAAAATGCATTTAAAACTGGAGCGAAGGCTATAGATGTAACAGAATATAAAGATATTGAAGTAGGGGATAGATTAATAAACGATGCATTTGTTAAAGCAGATAATACTCAGGTTTTTAAAGACGGGACAAGCAGTTGGTCAAAATGGAAGAGTAATCTCGGAGATGCAAGACCATGGCATATGCTAAATCCAGGACAAAAAAAGGTAGATACAGAAACAGCAAAAACAAGAATGTCAATATGCCAGGCATGCCCAGAGTTAATCAAGGCAACAACAACTTGCACCAAGTGCGGATGTTTTATGAAACTTAAAACAAGACTTGAAGGCTCTTCTTGTCCTATTGGTAAATGGTAAAAATGAAACAGTTATACTTTTTGCATATACCTAAAACCGCAGGTCAGTTTATAACAGAGGCAATAAGGCTTGCTTTAGAAAAAAACAACATAAACGATTATTTTATATATAATGGTGCTTTTGTTTCAGAGGAAAAATTAAAATCTTGTGTTTATATAGGATCGCATTTTGGAACTTACCCAATTGAAATTATTCCCGAAATAGATACAGTTACAGTTTTAAGAGACCCAGTTGAAAGATCTGTTAGTCAATTTAATTTCTTGTACGAAGAAAGATACAAAGAATTATACAAAGATATTGATGGATACCTTGGTCGTCTTAGATTCTATCTTTTTGAAGATGAAAATATGTTTGGACTAAGAAATTATCAGGCTAGATTTTTGTGCAATTCTGCAGATAGCAGAAGGTTTGAGTCAGAAAAAAAATTTCAGTCAGTTAAAGACGAATTAATTGTGCCCTTTGGTCTTGGATTTCCAAACACTTGGTTCGTTAGTAACGAACTAACAAATTTAGATTTGGCAAAGTCTAGACTAAAAAGTATGTCAATGGTTGGAACTTCTGACAATATTGATCCAGTTTTGCAAAAAATTAAGGATTGGTTTTTAGATAACTATAATGTAAAAATTGAGTATTTACAGGATAAAATTAACACAAGTAGCATAACCCAAGACGGAATAGAATATACCACTAAAGATTGTGTTTCAATGCTCACAGAAAAAGAAATTGATAGACTAAGAAAAATAAATGGTATAGATCAAGAAATTTATGAATATGCTAAAATTTTGTCAATGTGATATAATGTATTTATAAGAAAGGTACTAAATGAATAATATTCAGTTTCTGTCGTCTTTACCAGAGTTTGCATCTATTTTTCCACTACCAGAGCCTGGACAAAAACTTGTTCCAGAATGGTATAAAAAACAACCAGGACTTATTGATGATAAATATGAAGGCGGAACTTTAAAACTTACAGTAAAAAAATGTCAGCCATTCTTTGACGCAATGTCTATGGGATATATTTTTAGAATGCCAGTAGATCTATATATTAATACAAAAGATGGAAAACTTGATTTTCAGATACCTAGAGAGTTTGAATCTCATCAAGGTCACATAATTGCAAATCACTCAACAGAACAAGTATCTCACTATCCCATAGATCTTAATCTTTATGTAAATCATATACTAAGAATTCATCCTATGTGGATGGTAAAAACTCCACCAGGGTATAGCACACTGTTCACTAGTCCAGCGCATCAGCCACATATTCCAATTAAAACAGTGGATGCTATAGTTGATACTGATAATTTTTTTTCAGATGGACATATATCTTTCTTTTTAGAAAAAGATTTTGAAGGAGTAATTAAGCAAGGAACTCCAATAATCCAGATACTTCCTTTTAAAAGAGATGACTGGGAAATGACAGTTGATCCAAACCATAATCCACTATTAACTGAAATACAAAGAAAAGGCGTTAGATCTTCTTTTCAAAACGGTTATAGAATGAAGCATTGGGTTAAAAAAATATTTAAGTAAATCATTACTTTAGGGTGAGAGTTTTACTTTTTACAAAACACTGCTATACTTAACACTTATTCCGTTTTTGAAAGGACGATACAAATGTCAGATTTTTTTAGTTTTAAACTTCCAGAGGACTTCGTAGAAAAGTACAAAAGCCAAGAAAGCCCATTTGGGTTTAAGGATGCAGCAGAAAATTCACTTGGAGAAATTACTTTTATCCGTACCTACTCCCGCATGAAGGAAGATGGAACTAAGGAAAGATGGCACGAAGTTTGTCGTCGTGTAATCGAGGGGATGTATTCAGTTCAAAAGAATCATGCTAAAGAAAACCGTTTGCCTTGGAATGACTACAAGGCTCAAAAGTCTGCACAAGAAGCATTCCAAAGAATGTTTGAATTAAAATGGACACCACCAGGTCGAGGAATGTGGGCATTTGGAACTCCTATGACTATGGAGAAAAAGAACTCAGCAGCACTTCAAAATTGTGCAATGGTATCTACAAAAGACCTTGATAAGAATGATCCAGGAGCCTTGTTTGCTTGGGTTATGGATGCATTGATGCTTGGCATTGGTGTAGGGTTTGACACAGTAGGACAAGATAAGAATTTCTCTATTTATGCCCCAACAGAACCAGAACAGGTGTTTGAAATTCCAGATACTCGTGAGGGATGGGTGGAATCGGTAAGAGTTTTGATTAATTCATATCTCAGGCCAAACCAAAACATCCAGAAGTTTAACTATGATCTAATTAGGCCCCTAGGAGCCCCTATAAAGGGCTTTGGAGGCGTTGCATCAGGTCCTGCACCCCTTATGAAGTTACACCATCAAATAGACCGTGTAATAGGCTCCAGGGCTGGAGAAAGCCTAGACTCTCGTGCTATTGTAGACCTTGTAAATCTAATAGGTACTTGCGTGGTATCAGGTAACGTAAGACGCTCAGCAACCCTTGCTTTGGGTAGTGCTGGAGACGATGTGTTTATGAATTTGAAAAACTCTGAGTCATTTCCAGAGCGTAACTCCTTTGATCCAGAAAATCCAGGGTGGGCTTGGATGTCTAATAATTCTATTTCAGCAGAAGTAGGAACAAAGTACGAAGACTATGTAGATTTAATTACAGAAAACGGAGAGCCAGGATTTATTTGGCTTGATGTTGCTCGTAATTATGGCAGACTAAAGGATGCGCCAGATGGAAAAGACTATCGTGTGATGGGCTTTAACCCCTGTGCGGAGCAGCCATTAGAGTCATACGAGTTATGTACACTTGTAGAGGTGCACTTAAATCGTCATGAATCTAAGGAAGACTTCCTGCGTACCCTGAAGTTTGCATACCTTTATGGAAAGACTGTAACACTTGTTCCAACACACTGGCCACAAACAAACGGTATCATGCAACGCAACCGTCGTATTGGTACATCCCTTACTGGTATTGCATCGTTTGCAGATCAAAAGGGTTTGCCAATTGTTCGTGAGTGGATGGACGAAGGATATCAAAAAATTCGTCACTATGACCACCAGTATTCAGAATGGCTATGTGTTCGTGAATCAATTCGTGTAACAACAGTTAAGCCATCAGGATCAGTTTCAATTCTTTCTGGTGCAACTCCTGGAGTTCACTGGGGACCTGGAGGAAACTTCTTCCTTCGTGCAGTTCGTTTTGGAAACACAGATCCAATGATGCATCTGTTTAAAGCAGCAGGGTACACAATTGAAGACGACGTAGTATCAGCAAACACATCAGTCGTATACTTCCCAATCAAGTCAGGTCATCCAAGATCTGAAAAGGATGTTACATTATTTGAAAAGATTGCACTTGCAGCAACTGCTCAAAAGTATTGGTCTGACAATGGTGTTTCTGTAACACTTTCATTTGACAAGGAAACAGAGTCAAAGCATGTTGTGCCAGCACTGCATATGTACGAGGGACAGTTAAAGGCAGTCTCATTCCTTCCAATGGGAAATCACACATATCCACAACAGCCATATACTCAGATTACTGAAGAGCAATATGAGTCATATATTGGCAAGTTAAAGCACATTGATTTTGCTGCAATTTATGATGGTGTAGATAATCTTGAGGCTCAGGGTGAAGCATATTGCACAACAGACTATTGCGAAATAAAAATAAACAAGTAGTCTTCTGTGGTAAAATAGACTTATAATGTCTACTCTATCAAATCTGTATGCAGAAAAAATATTTAGCGAGCATCCAACTGCTTTATGGGCCTTGGATGATCCAGTAGACTATTTGTCATTAATTACAGAAAATCAAAGAAATATGGTTTCTTGGCCAACACCAATAAATGGTTCAGTTTCTTTATATTCTGAGTTTTCTGACCAACCATTTGTTTCAAGTTCAATGTTTAAGGTTAGAATGACAAGTCACTCTTCTAATATAAACTATACGACACTTGTAAGTAATGATATAACAAATTTTAGCAACCTCAGCAGCGAACTAGGAACATTTTCTATAGGCGCATATATAAATTCAAAAAGCCCATACGTAGCAGAAGTTTCTGTTGGTTTTGAATATAACAGTTCTTATACTGGAGAACTAATTCAAAACATTAAAAACTATACAATGCAAATTTCAGACTATTGGACTTTTGTGTCTGAGACATTTGATAAGCCAGAAGAAAATACAACCTTTAGGATTGTAATAAAAATTGGGGCTTATTCTGGAGGTGCAGATTTAGATTACGATTTTTTAATAAACGGACTAACAGTTGGACAATGGTCTGAAGAGTTCAATTCCTCTTCCCTTGGAATTTCCCCAATAACTTTACCAAGCACTATATCTGTTATGGGGGGGTCAAAGGGATATCTAGCAAAATCATATGGACTAGATGAAGATAATGGATATTATATAGTCAACAACAATTTTTTAAAAGCAAGGAATAATGGAATTCCTTTATGCTATGGTTCTTCAAACCTAACATCTTTATATCCCAACGGAGGGCTACCCTCATTAATTATTCCTGGAAAAGGATTTTTAAATCAATTAGGCAAATATCAAGACTATACTGCAGAGTTCTGGCTAAGAGTTAACTCTGACTCGGTTACAGAAAAAAGAATATTTGGACCAATTGCTTCAGATGATGGCTTGTATGTAAATGGTCCGTTTCTAATGCTAAAAATAAATAACAATATTCAGTCTTACTATATTGGAGAATGGTACAGGCCAATGCTTGTAAACATTAGAGTTTTAAAAAATTCTGCATCTCTTTTAATAAATGGAGAAGAAGTTTTGTCAATGTCTTATCAAACAGCAGATTTAGATTTTCCCAATGAATATTCGGCTGATTTAAAAAATCAAGACTGGCTAGGTTTCTGGTCTTATGAAGATGTAACACCCATAGAAATAGATTGTTTTGCTTTGTACTCATATAGTGTTTCTCAAATGCTTGCAAAAAGAAGATTTGCATATGGCCAAGCCGTTGAGTTTCCAGAAAATATAAATACATCATATAGCGGTTCTTCTGTATATATTGATTATCCTTTTGCAGATTATACAAGTTCATATTCCTATCCAGACATAGGTAACTGGAACCAAGGATTTAGAGATAATCTTTCAATCAATGGTACGACTTTAGCAAATACTGAGTATAGTCTTCCAGAAATAATTTTAGACAATAAAACAGTATCGCAATTTTATACAGATTGTGCATCAGTTCAAAATGAATCTGAAAAGTTTTTTGCAATTCAGCACAATAATTCTTCTGAAACACAAGGATATATGCTATTTGACAAATTTGAATATCTTCAAGATCCAGTTTACTCATTCTATGGAATATTTAAAAAGAAAAAAAATATATCTGAAAAAGAAACTCTTATTAGATTTCAGTCTGACCAATCAAATGATTACTTTGAAGTATGTCTAAGTGGCTCAGAAATAAGTTATGAGTTAAAATACAATAATTCTTTAGAAGTATTGGCAAAATCGGTCTCTGTTCCAATTGGAGAAAAATTTATTGCTGGTTTAAATATTAAAAAATTTGTAGAGTATCATGGTGGAAATGTAGCATCATTTTTTGGAAATAGACAAACACTTAAGACATATCTTGCTGGGAACAAGTTAATGGAAAACACTTTTCACGGAAACATATACAAATTTGCATTATTAACAGAAAGAAACTTCCAAGACATATCAGAATTATTTAATGAAGAGACTGGACTCCCACTACTTTTTGATGATGTGTTTAACATTTATTTAAATGCAGATTTATCTTTAGGTGCCGATTCAGGAATACTTACACAGTCTCAAGTTTGGGACTACTATATGGACGGAGGGTCAAAGACATTGCAGGAATATGTCAACAGTCCAGATGACACAACCTTATGGCCAGAAGAACTTCCTCAAATAGGGGATCACGTAGCAAGTTATACCCTTTTTGCAACCACCTTATTTGAAGAATATATTTTAGATGTTGCTGTTCAAGGTTATTGGGAAGACAACCTTCCTTTAACATACCTTGCTCAATATGTGACAGATAGCCGTGGTAAAAAATATTATGACCTAGACTTTATTCAATTTAATTTAAACTATCCAGCACCTTCAAAATTTATTCAGGAAACAATTGATTCTAGTTGGTCTTATGCAGAACTTCAAGAAAAATTTTCTGTTCCAGTTACAAGAGAATATTCTTCATTAGATAATCATCTTTTTACTGGATATGAAGACTATAACGATTTAAAAAATAACTCTTTAAAAACCTTTAGATACGATACCGCAGAGTCTTTAGTAAAGTCCTATGTTACTTTTCAATACACAGCAACAGGAGCAAACGAAGCAGCATCATATTTTATTTACAATGAAAAACCATCAAAATACGGAGTGGTAGAACCAGGGGAAAACTGGATTAACACAAGGTATGAGGTTGTAAACAATATGCTTATATATCCACCAAAAGATGCCGATATTCTTTCTTTGTCAATTGTGTATAGTCTTAATTTCGTTGTTCGTGGAATAAGATCTGGTAGGATTAAACTTAGAAATCTTCAGGTGTGCTCTCAAGCATTTAATGCAACTGAGCCAAATGCAGTTGGAACAAGATTTGGAAATAATATTTACCCATATAAAAAGTTAAACTATTACTATAATTATAAATCAAGAAATCCTTTTACAATCTATAAAGGTAGCACTCCATATTTATACTTGACAAGATTTAGCGGAATAGAGTTAAAAGACCAATATGATCCAAAGATTAGTAGGGGACTTGCAATTCCTATTAATGAGTCAGAATCTTCTAACTATAAGATATCTTCAATTCAGATGGCAATAAGATTTGATCAAGACTTTTTCCCTTACTCAGAAACAGAAATTTTTCAAATAGAATCTAAAGATGAAGTAATAAAATTTTATATGAAAGCAAGTCAGAGAGATGGTAAAAGAGCAAAAATTTATGCAGTTAATGCTTCATCGGGACAGGTCGATAACGGAGTCTCTTTTTATATTAACGGGAATGCTGTAAGAGAGCCACATATATCAATCAAAGAGTGGGCATTCCTTGGAATTAACTTTACTGGGCTCCTAGATTTTAAAAATACTATAGGCTCTTTAAATTTAACAGGACCAATCACATTTAATACAATATCTCACTACAAGTCTACCCACTTACAAGAAATTCAGCAACAGTCAACCAGGCCATGGTTTAGAATTCAAGGAAATTTTGATAACGAAATTCCTTGGGATTTCTGGAGAACTCCCATTATCAAGTGGAATGGTGTGTTAATCTTCTCAACAAAGAACTACTATGGAGTTGATCCTTCAGATGTCTATAAGAGTTATACTGGAACTGACAAGATAGTTGTAGACTCTGATAAGGTTTTTAGTATTAATCGGTACAAATATACCATATATGGCGATGTTCAGTGGCAACAGTCTGTTATTGATGCTATCTAATGTGGTATACTTATGGTTATGAATATCGAAAACCCAAAGAAAAAGCGTAAATCTCTTCCAAAAATGAAGGGGCAAGTGGGAGAGTCCCGTGCAAAAATTATTGAAAAACACTATGACTGGGGCCTATATGTTTACAAAAAGGCTAATGGAAAATGGTTTACCGATGGAACTGGTTCTGTTTTAAACATAGAATCCATGAAGGGGGACATTATGCAGATTTCAAAACTTAAAGAGGCAGCAAAATATTACGGGGATGAGGGAGATGGAACATGCGTCTTTGTTCCAGGTCTAACAAGAATTTCAGAAGAAGAATACTCTGAGCAAAAACAAAGATTGTCAGAAGGACTTATTCCTTCCATGAACGATCTTGGTGCTGTACAGGCAGCAAAAGATACAATTTCTAAATATGGAAATGATGACTAATGGCTGAAGATAGATCAGATTTTATTAGAGTAAAAACAGATACCCTTTTGCCAGAAGACGATACTTTTGCAAAACAAGATCCTTTTAATAAAACGTGGGATGAATTAAAAACACTTAATGGTTTAGATGCTAACTTTAAAAGAAGAACATCTAGAGTCACAAAGACAGATGCGTCACCTTCTTATATAGACAATGCCAAAGCCGTTAACACAGGTTTAGATGGAGCAAAGTCTAAAGAGATTAATCCTGGACTTATTTATCGTAATGGTTATGGCCTTTTTGATGTCATTACACCACCCTGGAATCTTTATGAGTTAGCAAGTTATTATGACACATCATTTGCTAACCATGCAGCAATTGATGCTAAGGTAGAAAACATTGTTGGTCTTGGATACGAGTTTAAGGTTTCTCCAAGAACAATGCTAAAACTAGAAGCGTCAGAACAAAAAACTGCAGAAAATGCAAGGAAAAGAATTGAAAGAGCAAAGATTGAACTACGTGACTGGATTGAGTCTTTAAATAATGACGATTCATTTACATCAACAATGGAAAAAGTTTACACTGATCTACAGGCAACTGGAAATGGGTACCTTGAAATAGGAAGAACAGTTCGTGGAGACATTGGTTACGTTGGCCACATACCAGCAACTACAATGAGAGTTCGTCGTTTGCGTGATGGCTTTGTCCAGGTAATTGCAAACAAGGTGGTTTACTTTCGTAACTTTGGAGCAACTAACTCCAACCCACTTGGAACAGATACTCGCCCCAATGAAATTATTCATTTTAAGGAATACTCACCACTAAACACTTTTTATGGAGTGCCTGATATTATTTCTGCAATTAATTCTCTATACGGTGACTCTCTTGCATCACAATACAACATAGACTTCTTTTCAAATAAAGCAACACCAAGATATGTTGTAACCCTTAAGGGCGCAAAACTTTCTGGCGAAGCAGAAGACAAAATGTTTAGGTTCTTGCAAACTGGACTAAAAGGTCAGAATCATAGAACTCTTTATATTCCTTTGCCTGCAGATACAGAAGGTAACAAAGTTGAGTTTAAAATGGAACCAATTGAAAACGGAATTCAGGAAGGATCTTTTGAGAGATATCGCAAGCAAAATCGTGATGATATTCTTGTTGCACATCAGGTTCCACTATCAAAACTTGGCGGTTCAGATTCAGCAGCAATCGCAGCAGCACTATCTCAGGACAGAACCTTTAAAGAGCAAGTAGCAAGGCCAGCCCAAAGAGATCTTGAAAAAATGATAAATAAGATTATAATGGAAAAAACAGACATTCTTCAATTTAAGTTTAATGAACTAACATTGACAGATGAGATAGCACAATCTCAAATTCTTGAACGCTACATTAAGACACAGATTATGGTCCCTAATGAAGCAAGAGAGGTTTTGGGTCTTCCACAACGAGACGGGGGAAATGAGCCATTCCAGCCTAAACCACAGGATACTGCAAATGACAATGCAGATCGTGAAAGGGATGGAGAACGATTAAACAATCAGTCTGATGGATCTGCAACAGTTCGTGGCAGAAATCCAAAAGGTGAAGGACGAGCATCTCAGTAATTGAGATACCGTAAAAAAGGGCTCTATAATATATACTAGTATGACTATATCAAAAGCACACTGGAATACAGACGGTGAGAACATTCGCCTATCAATGCCACTTAGTAAGGTGGATAAAGAAAGACGTACCGTTTCTGGTTTTGCATCACTAGACAACCTTGACAAGCAAGATGATATTGTTACATCAGAAGCATCAATGAATGCTTTTGCAAAGTTCCGTGGGAACATTAGAGAAATGCATCAGCCATCAGCAGTAGGGAAAATGGTATCATTTAAAGAAGACAAGTATTTTGATCCAGAAGCCAAAAAGTTTTACAAGGGTGTTTTTGTATCTGCATATATTTCAAAGGGAGCACAAGATGCTTGGGAAAAAGTTCTTGACGGAACATATACAGGTTTTTCTATTGGCGGAAGAATGAATAAATGGGACGATGCTTATGATGAAAAATCAGATAAAACAATTAGAGTTATTAAAGAATATGATTTAGTAGAGTTGAGTCTTGTTGATTCCCCTGCTAATCAGTTTGCAAACATTATGTCAGTAGAAAAAGTAGATGGATTAGATGTTGTAAAAGGTGATGAAACAATTTTAGAAAATGTATTTTGGGACAAGCAATCAGGTTTAGTTATGGTTTCAGAAAATGAATCAGAAGTTAGCCCAACTTCTGGTGAGCCAATGGCAAATATAGGGTTCGTTGAAAAAACGGATAATGAAAAAACAGTAATGATAAAATTCTTAGTTGATAGTGCTAAAGGCATTAATACTTCTAAGATTAACAAGGAGGTACAACCTATGACAGAAGAAACAACAGTAGATGTAGCAGTTGAAAAAACTGATACAGTTGTAGAAAATGTTGAGGTCGCTCCAGAGGTTGATACAGTAGTTGAAACTCCTGCAGTAGAAGTTGCAAAGTCTGATGAAGTCGTTGTAGCAGAAGAAACCCCCGTGGCTAATGAAGCCGTAGAGGTTGTTGCAGAAGCAGAGGTTACAGAAGTATCTAAATCAGACGAAGCAGTTGATTCAATTGCAGAAATCAAAAATACTCTAGAATCAGCCTTTAGCGATCTAGTTTTAACAGTAAAGTCATTGCAGGCAGAAGTAGAAATGCTTAAGTCTACAAAGGTTGATGTTGAAGCAGCAAAAACATCATTTGAAGCGGTTGCAAAAGATATTGCAGCAGTGTCAAGTGAATTCAATGAATTTGGTAAGCGTGTGGAACTTGTAGAGCAAGACACTGCTTTCCGAAAGTCTGGCGATCTCGGCGAGATAGTACAGAATCAGCCTGAAACGGTTGAAAAATCCCTATGGGGCGGTAGTTTCCTCAAAACAGCCGACTTATTCAATTAAAAATAAATAAGTAAATTCACTAGGAGGTGACAATATGTCGGAACAAAATATAGAAAAGAACCAGCCTGGAACATCAGGTGAACTAGGTGGAACAACACCAGGTTTGTATCAGGGACAAGGTGCATTCGCATCTGGATCTGAAGCAGGTTCAAACGTACCAGGTAATTACACCGATGGTGGTGTCTTGGGTAATATCCCAACAGCACTATCAGGAGTAACATCTGGACCAAATGCAGTTAACCCTTCAGGTGAGGCTGGATCAGGTATCCTACGCCCAGAGCAAGCACGTCGTTTTATTGACTACGTGTGGGATGCTACCATTCTCGCCCAAGATGGCCGTCGCGTTACTATGAGAGCCAACACAATGGAACTCGAAAAGGTAAACGTCGGAGAGCGTGTAATTCGTGCAGCAGCGCAAGCAGTTGGCGACTACACAAACGCAGGTGCAACATTCTCAAAGGTTGAATTGACTACAAAGAAGATTCGTCTTGACTGGGAAGTATCTGCAGAAGCACTAGAAGATAACATCGAAGGTGCAGCACTAGAAGATCACATTG